GCCTCGGCGAGCGACACCGGCTCAACCGCTGGCCCGCTGCGATATACCAATGCCATCCCACACTCCTCTTCGCCTCACGCTCCCCAAAAAAGAAACGAGACCGCCACCGGGCACACCGGTAACGATCCCGTTCATCCGCACGAGAGGAGGAGCACCCCGCACGGAACTCAAATTCTGAGCACGCTTCTCGACCCTTGCCTCCCCTCCCCTCCCCTCGGCGGGGAGGGGCAGGGGTCGGGTGAGCCGCTTGCTGTGGAGCAAGAAGAACCGCTTCGGCGCGAAGCGCCGACGAGCAAGGCGACCAGGGACACGCATCACCACCGCAGCGGCGCAACTGCGACCCGCCTAGCCCACTTTGAACCGAAGGTTCAGGGAGCATGGCGACCCGCGGCAAGCCGCGCCCCCACGGAGCCAGCCCGAGCGCGTGAGCGCTCGGAACAGCCGGCGTGAGCGACTAGACAGAGAACTGCATCAGCTTGATCGCGTCGAAATCCTTGATCCCGCCGCCGACGCGCTTGGTCGTGTAGAACAAGACGTACGGCTTGGAGGAGTAAGGATCGCGCAGCACGCGAATGCCGACCCGGTCGACGATCAGATAGCCGCTGGCAAAATCACCGAACGCGATCGACAGGCTGTTGGCCGCGATGTTCGGCATATCTTCGGCTTCCACCACCGAATAGCCGAGGAGCGTCGACGGCTGACCCGCGTCACCCGACGGTTGCCAGATGTAGGCGCCATCGGCGTCCTTCATCTTGCGCACCGTGCCGAGCGTCTGCCGGTTCATCACGAACGACCCGTTCGCCCGGTACGTCCCCTTCACCGCGTAAACGAGGTCGATCAGCTTGTCCGCCTGATTGGCCGCTGGAAACGCGCCCGCCGCACCCGACGTCACGAAGCCGACATTGCCCCACGTCCACGACGCATTCGCCACCGCCGGATAGGTGAGAAAGCCCTTCGGTTTATTGACGCCATCGCCGGTCACGAACGCCGTGCCCTCCTGCTGCGCGAAAGCAACGCGCACCTCTTCCGCCAGCCACGCGTCGATATCGACCGCACTGTCGTCGAGGATCGCCTGCGTCGCCGCAGGCATCGCATAGAGTTCCATCGTCGGGAAGGAGAGTTCGGCCAGCGTCGGCGTGTTGGTCTGCGGACGAACCGCCGCCTCGCCGACCCAACCCGTCGCCGCCCCCGTCGTCGCGAACGGCACCTTATAGACCGACCCCGACACCTGCCGGATGCCGGCAACCGACCGGATCGGCGACACGGTCTTCAACGCCGTGTTGACGGCACGCTCCGTTTCCTTCGGTACGAGATAGCCGCCGTCCGCGTCCGTTCCGACCGACAGCGCCTTCTGCTCCAGCGCCGTCAGGTTCGCCGTCTCGCCCTTGCGCACATACCCGTCGAATGCCGACTTGTGCGCCATCTCCGCGGCCGGTTTCAGCGACCCCGTCTCACCCAGCGGCACGCGCGCCTGTTTCAGCGCAATCCCGTCCATCGTCTTCTCGATGCGGGCGAGCTTCTCCGCCGTCACCGCATCATCCGAGCCGCGCCGCTCGATCTCCGCCAGCCGGCGATCGTTCGTCTCCTTGAAGGCCTCGAAGGCCTGCATCAGCTCGTCCATATCCCGGCCGATCCCGGCCTTCGTTTCGATTGCATCCATGTCTCTTGTCCTTGTCAGATGGTTGCAGACTTGATGAGCGCGGTCATCCGCCGGATCTTTTCCGACGCGCGTTGCGCCTCATCGTGTGCGTCCGTGCCCGCATCCCGCCGGGACCCCAGACCGCTAAATCCCCGCCGCATCAGCGACCGGGCTTCCGCGCGCGTGAACCCGGCATCCCGCACAAGCCACCGCTCGAATTGCCGCTCTGTGGGTAACGTGCCCCCGAACGGCGAACACTTGACGCCATGCACCCGCGCCCCCGGCATCATGGGAAACGTCACGATCGAAATTTCCCAGAGTTCCAAGTCCAGAATGCGCCGGATGCCGGAGCGCGGATCGCGCCGCGTTCGCTTCGCCTTGAAGCCAATCGAGAGCCCATCGATGGCGCCCGCCCGCATCAGATGCAGCGCGTCGCGCGCTTTCTCTGTTTCGAGCGTCAGCCGCCCGCGCACCCTCAATCCCAGCGCATCTTCCTCGATCCGCTCCCACACTCCGATCGGATGCGCCGGATCGTGCTGATAGAGCATGCGCACGCCGGCAGCCCCCCGCTCCGACAAACTCTGCCGGAAGGCCCCCGCCAGGATCACATCCCGTGCCAGGTCCTCCCGGTCGAACAAACTCGCATACCCCTCGAACACACCGCTCGTATCGGCGCCCGTCAGGTCGAGCGCAGTGAACTTCAGCTCCGGAGCCGGGCCAAAGGCAGGACCATCAATCATGTGTTATTCCCAAAAATGCAAAAGGCCCCGCGATGGGGCCTCGTTGTCTAAAGGCGTATACCCTGCCGCTTCCCGCTTCCCGCTTCTCGTTGAGCGTCAAGAAACTCGCCACATTGAGCCGAGCCCACAGCCCCTCGCGCTCCGGCACCAGCGCCGCGACACCGTCGAGGTTCGGCTTCAGGTCGAGCCATCCGCTCAGCGCCTGCGCCGTGCGATGGACGAGCGGCAGTACCGTCTGCCGCCAGAACGCGCGCGTCGCCTCCTGTTGTTCGAATAGGTGTTGTCGCCCGGAATGCCGAGCAGCATCGGCGGCACACCTATCGCAAGTGCAATCTCCCGACGCCGCCTTAGGCTGGCCTCATCTCATTCCTTACTTCGCCACCATCGGTAACCCCTGACATCCATCAGTTGGCGCCCCCGAGCTTGAGCCTGAGGAGTCGCAATCACCTGCGGCCAAGGTCGCGCCCGCCCCGTCCAAAGTTTCCGACTGTTGTCGTACTCAAGATGACGTTCAACCGTTCGCAACAATTCAACTGACGCCGTATCGTCGAGAACTGGGTACAGCCTTCGCTCCTCGTCAGGCACTGTGAATCGAACGAAACCTGAAGCATAGAGCCCTGCTAAAGCGTCTCTCAGCCCGGTGCATTCGCTCGGATCGCCCAAGGCTTGGCAACACGTATTGAGCAATGTCGGAAAATTTTCTTGGCTCCATTCTTCCAATTCAGCGAGAATTCGGTCCCCAAGCTCCTGGCTATCGATCATCGCTATTCCTTACCTTCTCACTTGTTAGGTATCGTAATTGGATCTCCCCACGGGAGGTCATCGCGAGCCCGATACCGGTAATAGTAGGTGTTCAAGAACTTTTGCCGCGACTCGGTGCGAGATGGACCATTGTTGGGCCGTTGCATGATCCGTACTTCCTCGGTGGTTTACCGATTTTTCATCAGTATTCCAGGATCTCGCGTAGGGCCTTGATATTCGAGATTCCGTCTAGTCAGTTCTTTCCGCAACCGGTTCACGCCCCAGTCCGGATTCGTATTCGGGATCGCATCCCGCAGCAACTCCCTGAGCCGCGCGGACGCCTCAGCGAGTTCGCCTTCACGCGCGCGAATTGCACCCTCGGCCGTCTCGATGAGACTGGGCGTCGGCTCCCAATCGGGATCGCGCACTCTGACGCGCCGCAGCGCCTCGCGCGCCTGCGCCTCGGCAATCGAATACCGCGCCTCGCCATCACCTCGGCGCCGGTCACTCCCCGACAGCCCTTCATCCACCCATTGCCCACCATCCGGCTGACCGCGCGGAACACGAGGCTGGTCTGGACGATACTTCAGCAGCCGGTCAACCGCGCCCGGCGGCCGGCTCCGCGCAAGCGGAGTCGCCGGGCGCGAACTAAAGAGGAATCTGGCGCTCCTCCTTCCCTTCTTCCAGCGGCGTGTACCCTGCCGCTTCCCGCTTCTCGTTGAGCGTCAAGAAGCTCGCCGCATTGAGCCGCGCCCACAGCGCCTCGCGCTCCGGCACCAGCGCCGCGACGCCGTCGAGGTCGGGCTTCAGGTCGAGCCCGCCGCCGAACACCGGCCCGAGCCAACCGCCCATCGCTTTCGCCGAGCGATGAACGAGCGGCAGCACCGTCTGCCGCCAGAACGCCCGCGTCGCCTCCTGGTAGTTCGAATAGGTGTTGTCGCCGGGAATGCCGAGCAGCATAGGCGGTACTCCGATGGCCAGCGCGATCTCGCGCGCCGCCGCATTCTTCGCCTCGATGAAGTCCATGTCGCGCGGAGACAGCGACAGCGGCTTCCAGTCAAGCCCGCCTTCGAGCAACAGCGGACGCCCCGCGTGCTTGGCGCCCTGGAAGTTCGCTTCCAATTCCAACTTTAAGCGTTCGAACTGTTCCGCCGTCAACCGCCCCGCGCCATTGCCGTAAACGAGCGCGCCCGACGGCCGCGCCGAATTGTCGAGCAGCGCCTTGTTCCAGCCCGCCGCCGTGTTGTGAATGTCAATCGCCGTCGCCGCCGCCTCGATCGGGCTGAAGCCGTAATGATCGTTCGCCGGGTGAAAGAGCTTCATGTGCAGGATCGGCGCCACGCCACCGGGCGCCGTCTCCGCATCCCCCGCAAAGCGCACGCTCGACCCGTTCGCCGTGTATTCGAACCCCTCCGGCCAGCCCTTCCCTCCAGGAATGACCTTCATGCGGTCGGGCCTCAGCGCATGCAATTCGCACACGCGCTCGTTGACCACCACCGCTTCCGCATAGGCGTTGCCCGACACGAGCAGAAACCCGAACCAACTCTCGAAGAAATCCGCCGACGACTGGATCGCATTCGGCTGCCGGATGAGATCGAGCAGCGGATGCGACTCGTGCTCGTGCGCCCCCTCATAGAGAATGAGCGGAATGGAGGCCGCCGCCTCCGCGATCATGCGCACCGAACGATAGACGATCGGATTTTGCATATAGCCTTCGCGCGCAAACGTCTGGTAGTCGCGCGGGCTCCACACCGGCCGCCCCAGCGTCTCCATCGCGATCACCGCGCCCACGCGCGAGGCTTTCTCCTCACGCGCAGCCAGCGATCCGGTCACCTCTGGCAAAGCATTTCGCGGCCCCGCCCACACGCGAGCGAACCGGTCCGTCCATCGGGCCATGCTGTTTCCTTCAAGTTGTCGGGTGATCCCGCGGCTGCGCAACACCCACAAATGTCATCCCGGCATTTATTGCCGGGACCCATTCATCAGCGCATGATGGCGATCACGAAATGGTGCGAGGGTGCAGCAAGCATTCTGCTGCCAACGTCCGCTGCTCAATGGGTCCCGGGCACAAGACGCGGGATGACTTCGGGGGTTGGTTGCCATCGTGCGATCAAATCAGAGGCTCCTGATCCCTGGCCGCGCCAGCGGCGTGAGTTTCAGATCGGTCAGCGCCCAGACGAGCGCATCGAGCCGGTCCGGACTGCGCCCGCCCGCGCGGCCATCGCCGGCGAACGCCATCATCTGCGCTTCCAATTTCTCAAACCGTCCCACGTGCGACACGCGCCCCTCCGCATAGAGCGCCGCCACCGGCTCCGCGCGCAGCCACTTGCCCCGCGTCGCCGTCACCTTCTGCACGGGAGCATTCTCATCCATCTGCTTCAGAATCGCGACCACGAGATCGCCGCCCTGGTTCGTCTCCGCCACAATGTGATCCGCCTTGTGTTCATGATAGGCCGCCACCGCCGCGCGCGCCCACACGTGCGGCTCGCGTCCCTCAAGCGTCAGATCGGCAAGGACGAACACGCGTCCATCCTCCGCCTCGCCCGCGACCACGATCCCGCACGCATCCGAAGTTTTCGTCGCCGTCACCGGCGGATCGACAGCGACCACGATGCGCCGCAACTCGGGCGCCTCGCATACCCGCGCACTCTCGATCCAATCCCGCCGCCACAGCGCGCCCTGTTCGCCCTCGACGATTTCGCCCAGCAATTCCTGCCGCCCGAGTACCGATCCCTGATACCGCCGCTCCATCTCAGCCACGAACCCCGGCGCGAGATGCGCGGCATTGTCGTGCGTTGATGCCCGCATCGTCACCGTCGCGACATCCGCGATCAAAGACTTTAGAAACGGCAACGGCCGCGGCGTCGTCGTCACGCAGACGCGCGGCACGGTTCCAAGTCTCAAAGCAAACTGCAGCATGTCCCACACCTGATCCGGCTCGCGCCACTTCGCGATCTCATCGCACCAGGCAAATTCGAATTGCGGCCCGCGCAAACTATCCGCCGTCTCCGCCGAGAACACATGCGCCACCGAGCCGTTCGGCCACACGATCCGCCCGTTCGATGCCTCGAATACCGGCCGCTCCTCCTCGGCGTGAACAGCGATTAACCCCGATGCACCCTCGATCATCACGCGCCGCACATCGGCAAACGTTTCGCCGATGAGCGCAATCCGCCGCGCCCGCCGCGCGTCGCCATCCCACAATCCGAGCGCCTGCGCCCGCACCCATTCCGCGCCCGCTCGCGTTTTACCCGCACCGCGTCCACCGAGCAGCAGCCACACCCGCCACGCGGCTTCATCCTCAGGCGGCAGCTGATCGTCCCGCGCCCAGAACCGCCAATCGAAGTAGATCCGGCGGATCTGCGCGTCGGTCAGATCATTCAGGCTTGGCGGGCTCGTCGCTGAACTTGGCGCTGAGGCGTTCAAGACGCTCCGCAATCTCGCGGCGCATCCGGTCGGCCTCGGCTCGCTCATGGCTCTGGCCTCCATCGGTTTCCGGCACCTTGCCCTGCGTATTGGCGAGCTCGGTCACGCGCTCCATCGCGGTGACCGTCTGCGTCACGGCGCGCGCCGTCTTCTCTTGATCTTGCGGTGTCATGTTCGGGTTGTTTGCCATAGTTCTCTCCAGCTTCAACAGGAGCCGGTCGATAATGCGATGCAGCCGCTCCAGTCGCTGCTCATGCGTTTCCGCTGGCCGCTCCTCATCGGGCGGCGCTGATGTTATCTCTGCTGCAACGATGACCCCGGGCGATACCGGCCCGGCCAGCAATGGCCGCACAAGCGGCAGCGGTACATCAGCCCCGCGCAGCGCGTCGCGCTCCGAGCGCTTTGTCCATTTTTCACGCCGCAATTGTTTGTAGATGCGATCCTTGCTGATTCCAAATCGCAATCCGATGGCCTCGACGGCCTCATCCGTTATCTCGTACGCCAGCTTGATCGCGGCCCACGCGTCATCGCTGAGGACCACGCGCGCCGCCATGCGAAGCCGCCTTTTCGTCTTCAATATCAGATGACATGCGAACCGGTGCGAGATCCAACCTTTAGAGGCCGGCAAACAAAAGCGGCCCGGATGCATCCCTGCCCCCGCACCGCCCGCAACTCTCGCACCATACGTAGAACCCATGCCTATCCCCATAGATCCGGCGCAATTCGTTGCAAATCTGTCGCTCTGACGAGGAGAGCAGCATGAGGAACGACAAGCACGACGATCTGTGGCGCAATTTCCCGAGGACCGCGGTCGAG